GATGGCAGAGAACCGTGTCTCGCCAACGAGAGACCGCCGCCAGACCTTATTCCAGACCGCCGGCCAGTCACCACACGGCGTATATCCTTTGCCCTTCCAGATGAACGAGAACCGCAGAATGTCCTCACCGTGCTTGCCGATATTCTTGGCGATCATGTCCAGGACATATTCATGCAGCCACCAGTCATCCGAGTCCATAAAAAGGAGCCACTCTCCAGTGGCCCTGTCTATGCCGTAATTCCTGGTCAATCCGTCGAGCTCATAGTCGACCTCGTAGACCTTGTCTGTGTATTCCCTTGCGATGTCCGCTGTGCTGTCGGTGCAGGCGTCACAGACCACGATCAGCTCATAATCCGTGAAGGTCTGAGCCTTAATTGAATCAAGGCCCCTCCGGATGTGCGCGGCGTCATTGTGCGCGGGCATTACGATTGAGAACATCATCAGGCATTACCCTCTTCGGCCTCGCTTGACTCGAGCTCTTTGCGCTTCTCGTAAGCATCGCGCTTCTGGGCGTTGATCTCGTCCTTGTTCTTGGCGTAGAACTCGCGCCGCATAGCGTTGATGCGGTTCTTGCTTGTGGCGGCCTCGCCTTCGCGGAGGGGCGCGCCGTAGTATTCGTCTTTGTACTTCTCCGGATCATATCCGGCATACTTCAGGGAGTCGTTAAACCGCACCGCATATGTGCAGTCACAGTTGGCATGCAGGTGTGCTGGCTCGCCGTCGAGATTTAGGTCCGACTTGCTTGCCTTCCTCCACCCATTCGAGGCCAGCGTCAGGCAAAACGCGCACGTATCGCCCTGGGGGACATACGCGATCTCAGCGCCGTCCCTCATAGCGTTCTCGATTGTAGTTTTCTGCCCTGCGCCCTTAACGAGCACGCCGATCGACTGCTCGAGGACCGATTCGCTCCCGGAATGCTTAATGATCCCGTTGACCGTCTTGGCCACCTGATGGTAAGAGGCCGTCTCTGCCGGAATCGCCGCCGGAACGAGCACACCCTGTGCCGCAGCCACTGAGTCATAAGCCTGGGCGGATAAAGCCGCTGAAGCCTCGCCGTATTTGGTCGTGATGGCATAGGCCCGCGCAATTAACTGATCACGGGGGATATTCCCATAGCCAAGATTCTTCGCCACATACGCTGTGAACTCTTCGACCGCCTTCTCATTGATCCGGCTCAGCCGCTTCAGATATAATTTCCATTCGGCCTGCGTGATTGTCTTCATTCGCCCGCCTTACTCGATCTCGTTCAGGACCTCGAGCCCTCTTGCCATTCGCTCCTGTGCTTTGATTCGCCTGATGTCGGCCTTGTCGAAGCCGATCATCTCAGCAAAGACATCGGTCTGTGCAAAATTCGGACGGACCGCCGCAATCTTGATAGCCGCATCGGCTGTAACGGCCACACTGGGCATCGCCGGGTTCTTGAAATGGGCGATGACATCCTGCTGGTCTTCCGTCAGATCCGCGACGTCGGTGCCGTGCACGATAGCCAGGGCCATAAGGGCGATATTCCTGAGTGAGTCGCCGTTGCCTGTGTTCAGCTGCTCAGCCATCGCGATCAGCGTCTGAGACTGCGCGAGGATCGCGTCTGAGCTTGTCGGATTCGCGTCATTAACCACGCCAGTGTCTGTCACGCTCAGACCAGTTGCCGCTGAATACTGCGTAGCAAGCACTCGGACCATTTCCACGTGCGGGGAGATGTTGCCCTGCTGGAGCTGGCCGAATGTCGGTTTCTCGCCTGTCTCCGGGTTCGTGGTCGATGCCAGGATATTCCCGACGTACTGCTTGAACTTCTGGTTAATGACCGCGTCATACTGGTCGTCCGTCACGCCAAGCAGATATTTCTGCGGAGATGTGGCAAACTCGAGTCCGATCGTCGCGTTGGCAATCGTCCGCACGTATCCGTCGATGAGCCTCCGAATGGGCTCCTTGATCCGCGAACGCCCGAAAGGCTTCGAGCTGGTCGCATTGTAGATCAGCGGTTCCATGAGCGGACGGCCCATGCGATGAGGATGAGGCACGGCGTTCCACACGCTGCCGTTCTTCACGATCTCCCACACAGCATCGTCTGTGTACATGTGGATGAGTGAGGGCACCCACTGGTAAGTGGAGTCCGGCACAGTGTTGATGATGGCAAAGCCGCAGTCAATGCGGTTCTTCTCACCATTCCACAGCGCCGCCGCTGTCTGAGGGCTGTGCCACCGGATCCGGCACCCGATCTGCTCATCAGCGTTCAGCGTGGCAAACGTGCAGCCATACTTGAGCTCATCACGGCAGTGTTTCTGATACTCTGCCACGAGCTGGTTGTCCTGGACAAGTTTGTCGAGCTCTTCCACTTCAGCGCCGTTCGCACCGACAAAGCCGTCGAACATAGATCTGGCCGCCAGCACGTCGACGGTCTTCGCACCCCATGCGCAGCCGATCTCGAGCCCCGCGAACTGTTTCGGCAGAGCGATGCCAAGGTTGACTTCATGCAGGCGGATCCTGCCCTCGTAATAGCGGTCTTTGATTTCGTTCGCCGGATAATGCTTGTTGTAGACGGTCACGAGCTCCATGAATTTCTGCTTCGTGTAATCGTCCAGGCCGAAAACATTGGTTGTCGTAATTCCTAAGTACATTTAACCGATCCTCATCTTCTTTGCCGGGTCCCGCTTGCTGGTCTTCGCTCCCCACAGCGCGAGGGCCGCTGCCGTTATCGGCGCAGAGTTCTCGCCGCCGAATATCCACCCGCCTGCCAGTGATTTCTTTGTGCAGGTGACGGCACTCTCTCGGAGAGCAGCCTGCTGTTTATACCAGGTCACTTCCTGCGTCATGAGCGCTTCCGTAAGCGTGCTTGCTGCCGCTATGGCCGATTTATATGACGGCCTCACAACAGACCCTTTTGCGCGCCACACAGGCGCTATCTTGTCGACCAGGACGTCCACCCCGTTGCGCCCGTCTATAACCACACAGCTCGCTTTCTGGTATCTCGCGTTGAGCCAGTCAGCAAGCCACTGAGTCCCCATTCCTGTCGGCCTGCGCTCGATCAGCGTCACCCGCGCAGGGCCTTCCTTCGGGATGACCGCACCACACAGGCAGACCTCCGTGCCGTCCCAGGCAAATCGCACTCCATACGCGACACGCCCGTCAGGTTTGGGCTCATCACTCGCGCAGGCGTCCCAGATGTCGACCGGGATGGCATAGTCTTCAGACTTCTCAAGCAGCGGAGCCCACCACCCAAGCCGCTCACGGGCAAATCCGTCAGGGCTTAAGGTCCGCATTTCCTCCGCTGTAAACTCCTCGCTCAGCCGGATCCCGAGCGCCGGGTTGCACATGTACCACACCGACTTATCATTTGCGTTGATGTCGGCCACCGTGTCAGCCTTTACACTCCACTCGTGCCAGGCGTCTTTCTTCCCCGGATCCGAGAGGCAGACTGTCCGCCTCCGCCTGAAGACGTCCCCCGGGCATCCGGGATAAGGCGGAGTGCCGGTATAAATAATCTGACGCGTGCCCGTTGCCGAGGCCGAGAGCGTCGCCATGATGGCATCGACCTGGTCATCGGTGACTTCCTGGGCTTCGTCGTAGACCACCAAGCTGATACCGTCAAAGCCTCGAGCCGCCTGGCGTGACCGCGCAGAGAACTCGATCGAGCCGCCGTTGTCCAGCTCAATGCATTCTTCTCCGTTCGTGTATCTGATCTGCCTGACAATGTCTGTGATCTCCGGATGCCGCTTGTCCGTGAACATGGTGGCGAGCCGCCTGAAGGATTTCTTGCTTGTCCGCACCTGGTGCGCGGTGTGCAGGATCTTCTCGCCGTTTATTACAAGCCCGAAGAACTCACGAGCTTCCAGGCAGACGTTCTTACCATTCTGCCGCGGCAGGGCAAGCCCCGCTGACGTGACGTTATACTTGCCGCTCTCATCTTTCCCGAGCCAGCAGTCCAACACGAGCCGCTGCCACTCGTCGAGCTCGTAGCCATAGGCCGACATCAGGAGAGCTGCGTCAGCTCCATCAGTGTCGATCCTGTTCGGCTCGACTTTTATCCGTGGTTCCTGCGATCCCTTCATCGTGTATTACATCACGCACCTTTTTTGTGCTTGCTCCGGACGAGCTCCAGAGCCGTGGTCTTCGGAGCCATCTCCACGGACGGCTCATACTCCTCGATTTCCCGCGTCACATCCCTCAGCTGCTTGCTGAGAGCGGCCACATCGCGCGCGCTATCCGTCCTGTCTAACTGGGTGGCAATACGCCTCTGAAGCGCCTTCAGGAGTGCCAGGCTGTCCCCGGCCTCTGCGAGTTCTCTTAATGACATGCTTGCCTCCCTGCGGTAATTCCTCCTCGGAGGGGTATCGGCGCT